GACAGACCTACATGGGATATCTCTCTGCCTGATTCCTCAGAAAGCCATGCTGCTACTTGACGAAGGCTGTAGTCCCTGAGAAGAATCTTAGCCTTCTCTAGTAGTTCTAACTCTTCTGGGATAGGCAGCAAAACCTTATCATCTTCTGGGTCTTGCTTATAACCGAAAGGAATGTGTCTACCTACTCTTACAACAGGGTGCCAGATAATCTCTCCGTCTGGCCCTTTGGAAGGTCTGTCAGGTAGTTTCCAAGGTTGCTCCTTTACGCTTGGCATAATAATACAGTACTCTTAGTAGTATGTCAAGAATCTTTATTCTTTGCTGGTAAGATAAATACAGGTTCTTCTGCTTTAACCTCTACCTTTTCAGTCTTAGCGAACCCTGCCCTATCTAACAAGTCCTTAGATGCAGCCATTTTCTCTTTGTTACCCAGCTTAACAGGATCAGTCATTACCTCGTACATGGAGTACACAGCCTTAGTGGCAGACTCAGCAATGAACTTCTGGGTAGCGGATGCAATCTCTTCCGCTAAGGCATTCGTTACAGATGCCCTAGTGGTGTTGTCGCTGTACCCTGCGATACGCATAGCAGTACGGATATCTCCGTGGGCTTCCTCGTAGAGAACCTCAAGGAACTTCTGCTGCTGGTCTGTTAGGTTCTTAGCCATCAGTTATTCCCCATTGTTTCTTTAAGGAGGTTTTCTAGATTGGTCCACTGAGCAGAACCAAGACCCGCGCCTTCTTTTTGGTATTGAGAACGGATATGCCCTAAACGAACAGGCTCTGGAATACGACCGTTAAGAATATCTGCTTCGATAGCTTCGTATGCTTCTATTTTAGAAAGTTCGTTGTAGTCCCAAGCCTTTGCAAGTTCTGGCTTAGGTGTAACTTCTTGTTTAGTTTCAGGAGTAGTGGCAGGTTTTTCCATAAGACCCTTTTTAGGAGTAGTCGGCACCCTATACCCACCAGTTCCTTCAATAAAGACAACCTCACCCGGAGAAATAAGTTTTGCTTTAAGAGCTTTTTGTAACTCTTCAATACTTGTAAAGTAAGGTCTATCCCCAGTAGTAAGATCGTACTGGTTAGCTAACTCTACGATAGACTGTCTTTCTTCTAGTGTTTTGATACCTTCTGCAAGACCACCCATATCATTGATGGTAGTTATCTTCGAGGGAGTGTCGGTAGTCTCTGTAGCAGCAGCTCTTTTAACTGGAGGTACTTCTTCAAAGAAAGGAAATCTCTCACGAGACATACTACGAACAGCCCTGTCAGTAGCAGCAGCTTTATCGTCAAAGCTTCTACGAAGAGACTCTTGTGCCTCTTCTCTTTGTTGACGAGACTCTACCCACTTCTTTGCTGCTCTCTCAAGGGAAGGTACTTCTTTAGCTCTCTCACGGTAAGGTCTACGTCTAGCACCGTACCACGACTCTTTAAGGTTAGCCCCTTGGACACCAGCCTTACCGTCAAAGCCCAACAGGTCACCCAGCCAAGTATCAGCGAAGGTAATCTTCTTGTCACCACTGATATCTTGAAGGTCTTCTTTGAGGGAACCTTTACCCCCAAAAATGCCACCTTCTCTTTTGCTGGGTTCTTTTGCCATCAGGGCTATCCTTTACGTTAGCTGTACTTATCATAAACAGCTTCTCTTATGCTACCACGACAGAGACCGATATCTTTCAGTTCTTTGTCAGATAAAGAGTTGAGTTGGGCAAGAGCTTCTTTACGTAACTGAGCTTCTTTAAGTTCGTTCAGTATCTTTTTCAGGTAGTGTTTCACTAGCATGTTCCTAGTCCTTATCTAGAGTGTGATGGACTAGTTTTACATGTGGTAGTATATTACACCAGAGTTATTCTTGCAACCCTGCTATGATTAACCGACAGGGATGAATGTTTCAGTGACAGTGCATAGACCATCAATGTGAGGAGAAGCTTGTCCACTAGGAGTAATAGCAATACTGTCTCCAGACTCAAGAACTAGTGTAGCACCAGTGAATAATACGTAGTCACCCTGCACCATATTCTTTGAACCTAAGATAGCAGCAGAAAGGTCAGAGGGTGCAAAAGGATTGTTAGCATCTTCCCAAGTGACATTGACAGTCGTGTTACCGTTTTTATTAACGATAAGAAGCATAGTAACTTCTGCCCTACAGTTAGCAGGACATGTGTACAGTGTAGCAGCTTCATCCTCAGTGGTAGCACTAACGTGAAAGCTCTGAGGTCTAGCTGACTTGCCTTGGGAGTAGATAGTCATCTTTACTTTTTAGCTTTACGGTTAGGCTTCATAGAAGCACCGCAGTTAGCTTTAACCATACCGCCCTTAGCGTAACCCGTCTTGGATGCCATACCACCCTTCTTCAGGAACATAGGTCCAGCAGGCTTCTTTGTGTTGTTAGTGTTGTACATTGAGTTAGAACCTTCCATCATACCACCCTTGTTCAAGTAGCCCATACCGTTACGAACCTTCTCAGGTAGTTTAGCAAGACCGGGGTTATCGGCAGGAACTTCTTTGAGACGCTTAGGCTTACCGGGTTTAATCTCTTCCTTATTGAAACGGGAGGTTTCTTTAGAAGCCATACCACCAGCAGCGTACCCTTTCTTCTTCTTACTCATCATCTTTTTTGAATCCTTAGCTTCTTTAGCGTAATAGATACGTTCACCTTTCTCAGGGCCGTACTGCTCTTTCATGGACTTCATCATCTTACGATTTACTGGCATCTACGTTTTCCTGAACCTAGCAGTCTTTTTAGCGATAGCTTTAGGTTGTTTAGAGAACTGTTTACCTGCTTTTGTATCAGCCCTCTTCTTAGCTGAAGTAGCAGCGTATTCACTAGACGAAAGAGCCTGCCTTGCTTTCTTCGGAAGGTACCTTTCACCAGTAGCGTTCTTCCCTTGAGTGGAAGGTTTACCTGACTTAGTACCCCAGTCTTCTTTAGTCCATTTACTTAGAGATTTCTGGGCGCTAGTCTTAGAACCTGAGTAGGAACCACCCTTCTCTTTGTAAATTTTACCTGCTAACTGCATAGCTCTGGCTGAATGCTTTCCACCCATTTTAGCTTTAGCAGCTTTCTTAGAGGCTTCCCAAAGTTTTTCGTTGGTTCTACCCATCTGTCCTACCACTTAACCTTATTTTCTGAGATTAAAGTACATAACTCTAAAAATTTATCGTTATCTAAAGTACCACGCATCATATTAATATCTTTGTGAACAAGGTGGACATTGTTCTCTGTATAACCTTGTTGATTGTCTATACGATCAATAGAAGCAGTATGGTCCCAACCAGAAACAGACCAGCCTATAGGCAACCCACTGTAAGCACACCGGCCTTTTTGTTCTTGGTACATAGAATCAATAAACTCAGGTGTAATTTCCCAATCGTACCCTCTCATAATACCGCTTTTCATAAAACCTGTATACCAAGAAAGGCGAACAGAACCTACCATACCAGATGGATTATTTTTGACGTTAGAGCATCTTTTACAAGTTTGCTCGTTTAACGAAGCATTTACACAGTAGTTTCGACGTAAATGGCTAATCTCTGAGTTACAAGAGGGACATGCCCGACACCAACGACCATCTGCCCGTTTGTAAACGTCATTAGGTAAAGGGATAGCTGCTGGCATACATTGTTCCTGTAATAGCTAAGTAACAGATAACCCACTTCACTCGATGACTCCAGTACCTAGCGGAAAGCTTAGAGGGATTAGGGTCCTGAGCGTTATGTCGTGCGTAGTAGCTCTTCTTACGGGCTTTATCTTTAGCTGACGTAGGGTTCTTACCTGCACCAGTTACACCTTGCTGACCAAAGCGTATAGTCTTCACCTGATCCCCTTGCTTAGCTACAACAACATGGGACTTAGTAGGATGATTAGGGGTACGCTTAGGCTCGTTGTACTTACTAACCGCTGCTCTTTTTAGTCTAGGATCAGGTTTGCCCATAGTTTTATTCCTTTAGGAAGTACTGTCAGTTATCATCATCACTAGAAGACATAGAGGAATTGTCATACTCATCATCCTCTAGCATATGATCTAGCTCGTAGTCTGCCTTACATTCCCATGCCTGACAGGAAGCTTCATCAGAACATAGAAACTTGAACTTAGAGCAAGCACCCTGACCAGTCTTACCACCAGTAGCCTTCAAGGTAGAAACTCTGTTATCGAAGTACTCACAGTTAGCGCACTTCTTCAGGTCAGCTACATCTTCATCAATACCCCAAGCAATAGCTAACTCAGATGCTGG